TTAATAGAATTAAAACAGGCTGCTGAGAGTAAAGGTTTACGGTTCGAAGTAAACAAGTGGGACCCGACTATCAGACGTTGGGAAACCGATAAAGTTCCTAATCCTGACTTTATGAAAATAGAGATTGGTATTGAGTACCGTCCTAACATCTGGGCATGGTTTGACGGGTTCTGTAAGGAAGATGTCAAGGATGATGATTTAACCCTGTTTTTCCGGGAAACGTATAATCAAGTATGCGGTCGACAGAATAAGACTTGGAGAAGAGGCTTCAAAGTTGAGCGACAACTGTTTGGAAATGATAACTAATAACCAGAGGGAGTTCACGCTCCCTCACAAATAATTTCGTAGATATGAAAGATGAACCAAGAAACAGAAGTGTGTGGGAACGTATGAAGATGGCGTTCCGTCTATTGTTTAGTGTTAAAGCGTTGGAGCCTGTTTATAAGGAAGGCTGGGAAGATGGTCGTAGAGGACTCTATGACGATTATAAGGTCATGAAGGAAACCATTGAGCCATTCGTGAAAAAGGTTCATGACACGGCTTGGCACGGGGATAGTGCTATTACTATACCAGGAATGATTCCAACGGAACTGTATCGTTTACCGTTCCTTCCAGTTGATGATTTCCTTGGTGCCGGAATAGTTGCCGGACATGATTGTCCTCCGCAACAAATTGAGTTGAAGTATCAGGTCTATAGACAGGGCACGCTCGAGAAAGCGTTTCAGGCGGATAGACGGCTTGCGCATGATATCAATTACGGATATGTAGAAGCCTCTAAATGTCTTGCGAAGTTCCTGTTAGAAAATGGGTTCGTGAAACATCGTGTTATCGCTAATCCGAGAAGCCCATACCCGACATTCGTATTCTTTACGAATGTGATGAAACGGGTGTAATCACGTTATAATAGTGCGGTAAATCTGCCGTTGGATTGCACTTAAATATTGCGAGGTTGAGCCGGACTGGGAAGTTCGGCTCAATTTATTTTGAAGAATTCCCGAGGAAACTCTTTGATATCTCAATCTGAACCACTACATTTGTACAGTCAAATCAATAAACAATGTAATATGGAATTCAAAGAACAATCCGTCCCGACTGGTATCTTGCTTAAGATACGCAAATTACAGGCTCTTGCCGAAAGAGGAGTAGGTGGTGAAGCCACAAACGCAAAAATCCTATTGTCTGCCTTGTGCGAGAAATACGGTATCGATGAGTCAAAACTTGATGAGGAAGAGAAACAGTGGTATGAGTTCGAGATGAGAACATCAGTCCAGAAACTGTTCTTACAGTTGTACGTCAGTATATATGGAACGACTGAACGCTATCTCAAGGAAGTTGAACTGTGGAAGAGAGGTCGTAAGAAGATAGTGAAATGTAAGTTCACCCGTGCTGAATATATTGAGTTTAGTCAGATGTGGGAATGGCACAGAAAGAACTATCTGGCTGAACGTAAACGCATGAGAGAACTGTTCCAGATAGCCTACTACGATAAATTCAAGATGTATCCTTCGGAGACCTGTGATGAGTATGAAGCCCAGCGGTCAAAGAAGAAAGACAGTGACCTCACAATGGAAGATATATTAGCAATAAACATGATGGCAGCAGCCTGTAAGAACAAATCCTTCTACAAACAAATAGGAGAGGCAAACGACGACGAAGACGACGATTAATGATTTCCCCGAAAATAATCGGGGATTTCTTTTGATATGTCAATCTTTATACATATATTTGCTTCCGTAAATCAAACAAGTGTAATCATGAGAAAGAAAACATCACATCGCGAGAAGGACTTCGGTCTGGTTCAAAGAGCCTTATGTGGCGACCAGGATGCCTTTACAACGATATTCAAGAAGTACAATGTTATCCTCACTATTCAGATTGGTGAGATTATCAATGACAAAGATTTAACAGCCGACATCGTAATGGAAACTTTCGAAAAGGCTTTCGAGCGGTTGGAACGCTTTCAACCAGACTATCAATTGAGTGCGTGGTTAGTTCGTATCGGTAGGAACTGTGCGATAGACTATTGTCGTAAGAAGAACCGAGTGAATATCGTCAGCATTGATGAGGGGTTCGACGATACCGAGGATGACCGACCTACGTTACAAGTAATAGACGACAGCCGTACACCTGAAGAATCCCTGTCGTTCAATCAGCGAATAGAATATGTAAAGAGCGTCATGCAGAAGATGCCGTCGACATCAAGACGGGTTATTCAGATGCGGTTCTTTGATGACTTCACCTACGAAGAAATGGCTGATGAACTGGGGTTCACTCTTCAACAGGTCAAGAACGCTATGCATAGAGCGAAGCGAGACCTCATTGAACTTATAGAGTTGCAGGCATACGATGATGTCCTTCACAAATAAAAGAGGAGTTCGTCATAACGCTATACAGGTATGAGAATGACAAGTTATTTCAGGTCTCTTGTTAAGTCAGGGACATTGGACAGCAGTAAATCGTTTGCCTTGCTGCTGTCCGTAATTATAGGAGCCATTATCGGTTTAGTGGTGTGCTTCTGTCTTATTTGGGACGTCGTGACCAACGGGTACATCAAGACAAATTTAAACGAATTGGGAGTGTTCCTATTGTGTGCAGGTGGCTTCATGGTTGGTGGCGGGATAAACAAGGTATTTGGCGAAAAGTATTTTAAACATCAAAAACCAGAAAAGAATGAAAAAGAAGTTTAAAGCGAAAGTTTCAGGAATGTTTGACATCGTTCAGTTGGGCGATGATACATTCAGTGAGGTGGTAGATAAGTTGAAAGCCAACGACTACCATATTGACCAACAGTTCACGAACCGTGAAGAGTGTTACATCGAAGCCATAGGCGACGGTGGAACAAAGTGTGTATCCCGTGGGGATATGGTGTTCACGGACGAAACGGGAGAGTTATTTATCATGTCTGAAAAACGATTCAACGCAACGTATGAAGAAGTGGAAGAAGATTCAAAAATCCCTAATCAGGAAATGGCGGCAGACCCTGTGTGATTGGTTCGGTCATCAGCCTGTAACAGTTATAGAAGAACGCTGGCGTGGTAAACAGAACATTCTGAGCCGTAAAGGAGGGAAGCCTCGCAAGGGAGGACACTATGTAACAGGTCATTATCAGAAGTGTCGTAGATGTGGTAAGAAATTGAGTAACTTTGCAAGATGTTGGTAATATGTTAAAGATGAAGTTTTGGTTCGAAGGGAACCAGTTACAGCCTGACTGCAACATTCACGGAGGCTGCAAGATAGGGAGTTCAGCCTGTCATGCCTGTCCTCACTGTGTACGGGTAAACAGCAAAGACCAGGAAGTTCTGTGTCTTGGCGATGGCTCAGGGTATAAAGAAGTCAAGTTGGAAGAGTTGAGGGTTGGCGACAGGTTCAAGACAGTGAAGAACGTGTACGGGACTCTCTATACAGTACGAGAAATCAAGAGTGGGAAAATATTAGTTGATAGCGACGTTACATCAATGTCAGTAATAAAGAACTTCGATAAGGTGTTCTTACTTCCTATAAGCGAATAACAGTAACAATCTGAATGAGGTTTCAGCACGTGTGGTAAAAGTTTCTTAGAACGACCGTATGATGCCTCATTTAAAAGATAGAAAGGAGAGGAGATTATGGTTTACAAAGATTCAGCCGGAAAAGAAATTCATGAGGGCGATAGCCTGATGGATTTAACCCCAGGATTCGTTGGGGAAATCTCGGAAGTGTTTCTTGATGAAGACGAGGGCGAGTTGGCTGTCAATCAAGACGGAACGACCATTTACCTGTATGAAATGAATACAGAGGTGGACAGCCTGATTGTCAATGAAGAAACGATGAACATCGAAAAGGAGGAAGGTGATGGCGAAGAGGAATGTGCCGTGATAGACACTACTATCGGAGTTGAGCCTGAGAACCTGTACCGCTATTATGGAACACGTGAGGAATGCCTCGTGTATATTCAAGAACATTTAAACGAACCTAATTTGGGGATAATACCATGATACACTTCGCTCAGAACAATGACATCATCATTGGTGTCGACTTCGGTCACGGTAACGATATCGCAGTGAAGACCACGGCAAAGGTTCACGAGGATGGTAGGCTTGAAATACTGAAATCGGAACGGATAGGAAGAACCTGTGATATCAAACAGGAACATCGGGATAGAATAATTGAAGAATTAAAACAGTTCAGCGATGGCACTTTACAGCAATTGGAACGTCCTGACGCTCCCTATTAAAGCCGACGGAAAGTATAAGATTGGTGATACGTATCACGTGTTAGATGAGGAATATCCTAAATTTTGGAAGTTCGATGGATTGGTGATACGAAATATTGATTATTCATGGGGTGTTCGCTTACATTTCAGCCTGAAGGATTGGTTAGAAGCCAAGCCAGATATAGAAAGATTTAGACGAATAAAGGGAACGAAATCACCCTGCCAGTTGAAACATTTTTAGCAAAAGGAAATATGAGAAGGAATATCCATGTAATGTACAAGAATTTCAGAGGCATAGTGCTGACGAAAACCCTATTGGGGTTCGAGGGAAGACTGAACCCTGCTCAACTCAAAGAAGAACTTGAGGCGAAGAATGTTGAATGTTCATTGGTTGTGGGCTGGAGCCTGTACGAGCCTGATGAGGCTATTGAACTCACACCATCACAGGCTATGGACTTCCACGAATGTCTTGAAGAATTGAGCGAGGTTGATATCCGTTTCAATGTGAACGGACATTCAATTGAGAACGGTTCTATACGGCTGTCGTATAACATCTATGAGCATAGCATCATGGTCACACGGGTGTGGCTCAATGGAAAGGAGACAAAGGAATTGGTGGACACCATTCAGCAATGGTTAGATAACAATCAAGAATAAAAGAAGGATTATGGAAGCATTTAAAGTAAGACTCATTCAGGAGTATAATGAACTGAATGAACGGATTGGGAAGTTAAGCAACTTCCCCAAAAATCCTAACGGAGTAGAACTCTCAGAGAAGATGATGGCTGTCATGGGTGGGCAGCAAGTGGCTATGGAAGAGTATAGTCGTAAACTTTGGGAGCGAATGGAGATGTTAGGTATCACGTCAGAAGATGTGATGAATCCTAATTACACGGGTCAGAATCTGTCCTTTGGTGAAGCATTACAGGCTCTGGAGGCTGGTAAGTGTGTTGCTCGTAAGGGGTGGATAACTACCTGTTTCGTGGTAAAGCAAATCGACAGTGACATTCCGGCTGAGGTTGTTCCTAAGATGCAGTCGCTTCCCCAGCATGCAAAGAACTTGCTGAATGCGTTTGGCGTGGGAAGTATCAGTTACCGTTCACAATGTTTGTTGGTAGAACAGGCTGGGGATGGTAACGGTGCAACGAACTACGTTCCGGACTGGGTTGATATGTTTGCAAAGGATTGGTTTGTATTAGGAGGTGAGTGATGATAGTGCTTCTCATTATATTGTGCGTACTGCTGACGGCTGTCATTGTGCTGTCGGTATGGGGATACACGTTGCTCAGTAAGAAAATTGATTACGTGTATGGGAATCAATCCATATTGTATCAGAAGATATTAGAGGCTGAGATACCTGTGTTATGCTCGTATCTTGGAGTTCTCGAAACGGCTCGTCGTGAGGCATTGGCTGATGAACGGTATGAAGATGTGCAAAGGTTGATTGAGACTATCCGATATAATACAGGGACGTTGGAGCAGTTGAGGCGGGAGTACAGTATGATGCGGAAGGATAGTCAGTCGACTCGATAGATTCAGGGAGCGGTGTTCGATATTCGACATCGGGTTCTGGATTATGTATGGAGGGATGTGATGAGTCACGGGTGATGGCTTGTTACATCCCTCTGGACGTCTCGAACAGGGGCGTCCACCATCAACATGGTATAATGCTGAGCCTCATAATCTTTAGCCTCTATTAGATAGGTATATGAGAGGTGATGACTTTGGTGATGTCCCGTACCTACCAATAAAGAAAGTAGGGGGTGATAATCACTGATGGGTTAGGAATACATATATAGCCTCTATACATAGTTGGGTCAGTATATGGGTATAGGAGTGAGGGGTATGGCTGAGGCTGGGTGTTATTGGGGTGTGGTATGGGTTGGTCATTGGAGGTTCAGGGTATTTCGAATCCGGACTGCAACACTCTCCTGCGCCAGAATCCTGCGCGACTCCCCCGAAGAACCGTGTCCGATGACTGTTCCTACTCCACACCCAGGACTCCGTGGGTAGTTATTTGGGACGATATCGTATGCCTCACTATCCGTTATCACGAGACTGACACGCTGGCGTCGAAAATAGCCTTTAAATCATCCTAAAAACCTCTCCACCAAGACACGGATAATTGGTTGCATCTACTCCGGGAAATTCGGTACAGAAGTAACAGCGTCCGTCATGGGGAGTTGTCATCACCCTAACATGGTCGCCCCACAGCGAGTTATGGGCGAAATGACTGTTTCGAAAAGTTAAATCTTGAAGAAAATCTGAAGAAAGTTGGAGAAACTCTTTGCGGATTCATCAGAATCCACTACCTTTGTGTCATCAAAATAAATCAAATGTCAAATATTAAAACAAATAAGGATATGAAAACGTCACAAGATTTTAACGAAAACTTCAATCAGTACAGTTCAGAGATAGAAAAAGAGATGTCGAACCTCAATCGTATGTTACAGGAGTTTGCTTCTAATGGAGTAGTCGCTCAACAAATCATCAATGACTTGGAACCTGTATTAGCGAAGTTACACCTGACAATCGACTCATTCACTATGAACCGTCCGGACAAAGAGAAAGCCTCTAATCGTGGTCGCCTGAGTCTTCATCTCGTGTCTGACGGAAAGTTCAAGTTCATTCAGTTCCGTGGCTATACTTCACGTGGTGCTGGTAAGAACGAAAACCGTCTCGATAGCAAAGCCGAAAAGATTTGTGAGGCGGTACAGGCTGCTCTTCAGAACCCTGTAAACGAACTCCGCTGTTCAGTCAACCCGTTCAGCCTCGAAGTAAGAGATGGAAAGGAAACAGGTCGTGTGCTGATGGACATCTCATACAACTTCTAAGGAAATAATCGAAGAATTCCTCAAGAAAATTCCGGATGGTTCATTGCTGAGTCATTCGGAATGACTATATTTGTACTGTCAATCAATAAAGAAACAGTCAGTATGAAAACAATCAGTCAAATCCAACAAGAGGTTCTCGCCACGGCTCAAGTGACACTTGACGAACTCCAAGCCTCTATCGAAAAGTTCTGGGAACAGGGTTGGGAACGTAACGAGGAAGCGAAAAGAACCTGTCAGTCTTCTAAATGGTACGCTGACAATATCTCAAGAGTCATTCGTGATTATGCTTCTTATAAAAACCTGTACGAGAAAATCCTGTCAGGCGAATATGTAAGCCAACATCAATCTCGCGAGGACGCTGTGGCTGAGGCTACGAAACAACTCGAAAAGAATGAAGAGTCCTTCCCTCGCTCACTCAATCACATCTACCAAACCGCTGTCCGTCGTACCTATTACAGTTTATGCGGTTACACTCATGAGGACGAAATGGTTCACACTCCTGGAGTACGCTACGACCGTCAGCCGGAATACATTCGTAACAAGGAAATACAGGCTTCAGGAGTTCTGAGCATACACTTCTACTGCGAGTCTCGTGAGAAGTTCTACGCAAAGCGTGACCAAGAGGTACGGCTCACAATCGAACAGGCTACTGCGAAACTGAAATTACAGGTAGAGAAGAAACTCACTCCTATCAAAGATAAGATACAGTCGTTCGACCTCATCTCTTTTAAAGGTCAGCAGGGGAACTATGTAGGCGAGTGGGTGATACGTACTGAAGACACTCGATACATCTTTAAAACGAGTTGTATCCTGGCTGGTGGTTATAATATACAATGCCTTCACGCTCGCTATATAGCCAATCTTAAACAGGTAAAGAAATAAATCTTGAGGATATCCCGGAATTTCTTCCGGGATTTCTTTGATATGTCGAAAGGAACCAGTACATTTGCTCAGTCAATTAAAACAAATGAATCATGAGAACAAGAAGAATAACCCCGAAAGTATCAAGAGAAAGAGCGATAGAAATCGCTTCTAATCACAACTGTGTGTCAATGGAAATCGCTCGTAACTATACGGACAGTGAACTCAAGGAAGTCTTGAGACAGTTAAAGTTGAAAGGAAACTTCTAATTGGAGGACGTGGCTATGTTACAGAAAGGCTCAGAACAGTATAAACAGGCTCAGAAGTTAGCGAATGAAATCAAGGACATGGCGGGAACTGACCGCTGGAATAACAACTCCTATTTCGACATCGCCTTTAATGCTCTCGGACAGTTCATCAGTAAGATACAAAAGATAGACGGCTTCGCTGCTAAGATAGCCGAAACAGTCGACAAGACGATGAACCCCTACGGAAAGAAAGTTGCGTTCATCAGCGACAAGCAATCATGGATATTGGCTGTTGCAGCCGTTGAAAATAATATAACACTATAAGACATCATGGAAAGAATAATTTGGACAGTATTTGAGTTCTTCTGGGGACGCTTCGGAAGAAAGAAGTTAGTAAAGAAGTACAGGGTGTGGTGGCAGCGGTTTTGGATAGCCGTGTTCGTCTTCCTATTCCTGTGGGGAATGAAGATATTCCTTGAGTGGTGGGACGGTGTGGTGCGTTTTCTGAACTATGTAATATGGGGATAGAAGTCATGAACAAATACACAATCCGATATTGGTATGGTTCCTATGAAGGAACTCGCGAGGTGTACGCTGATGACGAGGATGAGGCTATTCGAAAGATGTGGCGTATGCTACGGAAGGACATGACACTCCCCATGGCGTATCAGTCCGAAGAGGTAATCGATGTTGAATATAATGCTGAATAAGAAATATGGGAAAGATATACGACAGGCTCCAGAAGCAATTGCAGGTAGAGGAGCACAGGAAGAATGCTGAGGACTGTATTAAGATATACAATAAACTCAAGGAAATGAATGACGGGAGCGTGTGGAGTTCCGATTGGCAAGTCCTCACTACTATTGGTGGATGGATAGGTGAACGCCCACATGCTCAAATGGCTTACAAGCCAAGCAAGGTTGGATACGTATTCTTAAATGGAATCAGAGATGAGAACACTAACAGTTGAGAAAATCGGTGAGACCGAAAAGGCTGTTCAGTATCGTGTGACGTTCTGGATAGTTGAAAACCCCGGACACCCTGTGTGCTGGGAAGGGAAAGAATATTACTTTGGTAGGTGGCTGCCGAAGCGTGTGGTCACTCCTATTGATGACACTCATATAGGTATTCCAAAGAAGTTCCTTGAGGAGACAATCGAACTACTGGCAAAAGGACATCCGTTCAGGGAAGTTCGCTATAATGCTCAGTTCAAACAGGAGACTCTACAATGGACTAAACCGACGAAACCAGAAAAATCTTGAAAATTCTTTGAAGATTTCCGGATAATTTCTTTGCTGATTCAATAGAAAGCACTATCTTTGTAATGTCAAATTAAATCAACAATGTCAAACAAATTAAAAATTAGAATTATGAAGACAACTGTAAACAACATCGCTTCTGAGAATGTAACTTCTTTCGTAATTAACGAAGATATGCTTAACGAAAAGAAGGCTATCAAGTACATCAGCAAACCTAACATGGTCGCTGCTCTCAATGACATCTGTGCTGCTATTAAAGGTCTGAACAGTACATTCGCACCTGCTCAGTACAGTGAAACAAACAGCAAGAAAGAACTGTTCGACGCTTATGGACGCTTCTACATCATCTATACTGACCTCCGCGACGCTGCTATTGAGGCTCGCCATCGTGAAGAAGAAAAGGCAGAACGTGAAGAACGTCGTCGTCAGGCTGAAATCGAAAAGAATACCAAGGAACTTATCAAGCCAGCCCAGCCGTTAAAGAGCGAAGAGGAAGTCAAAGAAGCCTCTAAAGCCAATAAGAAGGCAAAGGCTGACAAGGCTCCCAAGAAGGAAAAGAAAGCCTCTGTAGAGGGTGAAAAGAAGTCCGCTCCCCGTGTTGGTGACGCTGAGGCTCGCCTCTCTACCTACTCCGCTGAACTTGCTGAGAAAGAGGCTCTGGTTGCTAATGCTGAGGAGTTCGCTAAATTGTCAAAGGAAGACGCCAAGGCTATCCGCCACCGTATCGCTTCCCTCAAGCGTAAAATCGAGCGTGCTAACAAGGCTCTGGGAACTAAATAAGGCTCAGTCATGAAAGAAATCCTGACATTCGTAGTGCTTCTGATACTGGGAGCACTACGTTATTTCGAATATAGACATCGAGAATAATTAATCCAATATATCATGGGCAAACTAATCACCACAGAGGATGGGTATGAAATACGCTTGGGTCAGAAGAACCCATCTTGTTACCCGTGTTGCTTCGAGGGGTCGGTCTGCGCTTGTCGTAGCGACCTTTGCATAAAGCATCGAGACAACTATATCAGAGAGCATGGAAAACTCCCGCAGGGAGAAGGTATTTATCTCAGACAAGCGAAGTCATGAACGAAGAGGACACTTCCCTATATGGTAAGAACCGTGAAGGCAAGGTTGCGCTCTGTGAAACCTGTGCTTATGACGGTTACTGTCGAGACAAGATACGATATTATAGATGTAGAAACTATATAAAAATCAAAGACGATTATGACAAGAATGAAAAGAATGTTGCTGATGACCGCTCTGATGATGGCGGCAGCACAATCAGATGACCCATTCAGAACTCCTCGACGCAATACAGGGGTTCGACGTAATGACAACCAACGGAAGCCGAAACCCGTTGTTCGTGAGTTGAGGGAGTTCACTGTGAAAGGTCATACGATTATGGCTTACTCCCGCAAGGATGCTATTACACGGCTGAAACTCAAGAAGAAAATTTAGGAGCCATGGACAAGCCTGTAACAATGACGGAGAACCGCTTGGCGATACGTCGAGCGTTCCTTGATGGGAAGATTAATGCCGTGTGCGGATATCCAGGTATCGGCAAGACATATCTTACGATGATACACCCTACATTCATTGACGGGTTCTTCTCGAAACAGTATTACACCGACAAGAAGAAAGGTATCGTCAATCCTGACTTCCCTGAAAACTATGCTCGGTTCTGTGTTGAGGCTATGGAACGAGGTCAGATTGTCGTGTGTGCTATGCACCCGAAAGCACGTGAAGTGTTCGACAGCCTCGGGATGTCGTATCTGATGATTTACCCGAACGAGAACGAGCGGGACAGATACTTCACAATCTACGACACACGTCCTGACGAGCGTGAATGGATAGAACTTAACAAGTCGACGTGGGGCACGAAGATTGATTCAATCAGGAACGCAAAAAATCCCTACGCACTGTTTCAAGGACGAAATCCCAACAGGCTTAAATCTCACGGAGTATCTTGAGGGACTCAACATCTTTGACTCTGAAGACTTGCTGAATACGCTCCTACGAAAGATTGCGGTTGAGCCTGTACCCAAGGAAGTACAATGGTGGGAAGCCCAAGGACGGTTCGAAAACCTGATAGGAGCGGAGTTCCGCAGGGGGG